GAGTGGTATTTCATTTCAACTTCGATAGTCAGTTGCACCTTGGACAGGGACATACGTGTCACTTGGCCTCGCTCACTGTCGCTCGCTCGGCTCTGCGAGGTTATGTTAGCTCGGTTCTGTGAAGCTATGCACCTTTGGACTTGTGTTAGTGTACATGTGAGGGTTAACTGATGTACCAGTGTTCTATTGTCATTTGTTAGAACATTTGTTCGTTTAGAGCTGTCCAATAAAAATGCCACCCACGTTACGAACATTAGTTCTGTAACTAGAGTGGCAATATATCATTTACAAGTGGTACATTAAAGCGGTTTGCAATTTACCAACATACTAGTTAGCGTATCTTTCAACGTTGCTTTTCTAACTGTATACATTAATGTTAGCACTTGGTGATACCTTAATATGAAAGTGAAGCAAGCACAGCTTCTTTACACATCATGTCTTTAAATCTTAGACAACCTCTTTCAAAATAAAATCTTAGGTTAGTCAGAATTAAGTCATTCTTTTTTAGCATAACATAGTTGATATTGTGGTCATCAGTAGTAACTGTTATTTTTAATGGGCAGGAGTTATCTGGTTTGTCATCACAGAATATAATACCAGAGTCAGCATACTCTTTAATACCGTACATACGTTCTTTGTATTTAAGTGTGAAAACGTATCTCCCTCTACCAGACGGTTTATCTATAAAAGCCTTGCTGTCATTAAGGTATACGCCTTGGCTAGAATATGCAACGTATTTGTCACTAGAAAAAGCTTTGTTGAAACCACTTTGTTTTTGCGCAATGGATGCCGTGTCAATGAAGCCCTGTTCTAGTACGAAACCATTACCCCTTAGGAAATTTGTGTCTTCTTTTAATCTAGCAGAAATACCCATAGCTGTATAATATGGGTTAATAATAGATACAGTGTTACCACACATAAAAACAGGCACATATCTAATTTGTTTTCCTTGTCCTCTTGCAACGCTTGTGTGTACACTTAAAAACTTTTTGATTTCATCTGTACAGTAGTGATTAGTTTCACTCTGGAATTCATCAAACATCATTTGCTGAACGTCTGAAAAAAGGTGACTGTATCGCTTTAAAGCGTCTGCATTATTAAGCGAGAATGCGTAACCACACGGTTCTTCGTTCAAGTAGAGTTCATGGAAGATACCAGATGCACGCCTTTTGCTTGTCATTTCATACGCTCTAAAGAAAAGTGAGCCAATGTCCTTAAAGAATTTGTCTGCTATTTCGTCAAGTTCATAATTATATCTGTAAACGAGTGCGAATTTTTCACCTTTTTTTAGAAATCTGTTGACTAGTAGTCTGCTAAAATATGTGGTCTTTCCGCCTGTTCTATTTGTTGTGACCATATAAATTTCTGGCTTGTTGCCATTAATGTCAAGCATGCTCAAAAGTTTTGTTCCATCATAGTATTTATTCATTGTGTATGTCACCTACTTTCTCTATATATTGTATCATACATCTTGACAAAAATCAATATATAGTATATAATATTTTAGATGAAAAGGCGGTGAAAAAAGAATGGGTGTAAATGAAATTTTACAGGCAGTAGGTACGCTTGGTTTTCCAATCGTATGTGCAGTAGCTATGGCTTGGTATGTCAAGTATATGACAGACCGAAACAGAGAAGATATTGAGAAACTTAATGAACAGCATCAGCAGGAAATGAAAGAAGTAACAACAGCATTAAACAACAACACACTAGCACTTCAGAAACTTTCAGACATTATCGGGAATGAGGTGAATAAATGACACACGAGTTAAAAAATGCTTTGCTCGAAAATAATATCCAGTGTATTAACGAATATGATGGTAAATTTGTTTTTTTGTACACTAAACTAGCTGGTTTAGGTTCTTTGCGTTTACCGTGCTTATTTAGTCGTGAAATAGCTGTCGGCAGTTTTTTTATAGCAAATGTAGAAGTAAATAGTAGCATTAAAACAACTGTTTATGTATGTTGTAATTCTTCTCAGGCTAGTCAAGAGAACGTTGCGTCTGAAAATAACCTATTTTGGCATCAGATAACAGCTAATGCTCCATTGATTATTAGTCCAGATTAAAGAGGGGGGGGATTAACAATGAGAAAACAGATTGACGATTTAGTTTTACTAGCTATTCTTCAAAATCAAATAAAGAATGCCGTTGATGAAAACAAGGTTGATACTAGTAAGTTTGCAAGTGTTAAGAGTTTTAAAGCTTTAGACGCCCTATCTCAAGAAGAGATAAACGATATTAAAGAAAATTTTTACGATTTTTTGTATGACGAAACAACAAATAAGCTATTTGTGTTATGCAATAAAAACTCAGAGCATTGGGCATATGTAAGCGTATATCCAGAGAATTTAAGTGTAACTGCTCTATCGGAATCAAACGGTATTACCGCAACGAGACTTAGGGAACTTAGAGTGGTAAAAGTTAACGAAAGTGGCTCTGAAATTTATTCAGACCTAGAATATGTTACACCACCATATACAGAACCGCAAAATCTTATTTTGAAATCAGACAAATATCCGAATGTTATTTTTTATGCTAACTATTACAGCAGAACAGCAGATTCTATCATATATCGTTTTTCAAGTGGTATCATTTTAGATTCATCAACTGAAACACCACAATACAAAATTGTTTTTGCTAATTTCAAAGTCCATACACAGGAAATCACTTTTGTAGAGAAGGTGTTATCATGAAAACAGTAATTCTCAACTCAAAAGGTACTCATGTAGTCGCACTTCAAGCTATCTTACGTTCACAGGGCTTCATCGGACAAAACGGAAAACCTTTGTCAATCGATGGTAATGCAGGTAACAACACAATCTTTGCAATCAATTCATATCAGAGCATGATGCGAGCTTATAGAATTGAATGTGGTACAAATGGCCACAATGATTCTTCCTGTGGTCCAAAAATGTGGGAGTCATTGTTAGGTGGTGATTGTTAATGCCTTTTACACCTAGACTTACATCAGCAGGCATGCAAGGCTCTAAATACTGGTACAGCGATAACCCATTTTATCAAGCAAATCTTGGCCCACAGCAAACAGGTGGCAATTGCACATGGTATGCATGGGGTAGATTTTACGAAATTATCGGACGTTACCCACATGGGTTATCAACATCAAATGCAACCAATTGGTACTCACGTACAACAGGCTTTTCAAAAGGCAAAGAGCCGAAACTTGGTGCTATTGCTTGTTACGGCTACAATGGTGGCGGTGCAGGTCATGTTGCAGTCGTTGAACAAATTACATCTGACGGTATCGTAACGTCAAACAGTGGTTGGTCGTCTGGAAAGTATTTTTGGACTGAAAAAGCAAAAAAGAGTAACGGCTATTGTCCAGAGTGGATGAATGGTTACTTACAGGGATTCATATATGCAGATGTTGATACTGGAACAGTGCCAGACCCAGCACAATTGCATTGGCAATCTATTCCAGATTGGCTAGATAGCTACACATCAGAGAAATCAACAAACAACGCTTATTGCGTTGCAAGCTATTTACTTACAAAAGGCTGGTCATTAAATGGTGTTTGTGCATTACTTGGTAATGCTACAATGGAGTCTTTTATCAGTGCAGACTTGTATGAAAAAGGCGTTGCAGTAGATGAAAGGGGCTATGGTTTAGTTCAGTGGACACCTGCTGTTGAAACTATTATTCCATATTTAAACCAGAACTTTCCAGACTGGCAAACAAATCTGGATACAAACGGGTACGGTCAATGTCAGAGATTGGATGATGAACGACACAACAATCCGCAGGAGTGGTATCCAAACTTTCCATCAGTGCCGACAGAGTACAGAACTTATCAGACAATGGAAGCTTTTTGCACTGCAACAGATGATGTTGGGCATATGGCAAAATGCTTTTTGTACTGCTATGAAAGACCTGCTGACCCGTCAGTGACAATCGAAAAGAGAGCAGAGTATGCGAGATACTACTTTAATTTGTTACAGGGCTTTAATCCATCTTTGCCAACAGGTAAAGGAATTAAGCGCAGAATGCCTATATGGATGTACCCAAAATTAAGAAAGAGGTGGTAACATGAAACAGGCAACAAAAGATGCATTATTAGCATTTGTTGGTGACAGAACAGATGATGATGCTATCAGCATTTTAGAAACAATCAACGATGATGGTATTGATGACGGTGAGGATTGGCATCAGAAGTACGTTGACAATGACAAGGAATGGCGAGAAAGATATACAGCAAGATTCAAAGAGGGCGGTCCACCTCAGCCACCAATGCCACCAGAGCTAGATCCAGACCCAGAGGATGAAATGAAAAAGTTAACTATTGATACCGTGTTATACGGTGAGAATAAATAAAGGAGTGATTTTTATATGCCTACTAAACCTAGAATTACGACAAACACCAACATTTCAGCTGACGTTGTAAACGCAATTAAAAACAGCGCGTCAAATAACTATCGTGAGAATGTACCTTACGCAACACCGGACGCAGATTCGCTTCGTGGTATTGGTGCTATTTTAATGAATAACCCCGCTTTAATGAACGAATTTATCAACACGCTTGTCAACAGGATTGCCTTTGCAAGAATTGCCAGCAGAATGTACACCAACCCGCTCAGAACGCTGAAAAAAGGTGTCATTGACACAGGCGAAACCATTGAAGATATTTTTGTAAATATTGCGAATGTATATCAGTATGAAGAAGTAAGAGGCAGTGACAATGGTGCAGGTAACACGTTTAAGCGATTTGACAACGACGTACGAGTTGCTTTCTATGTGATGAATTCACAGTTAACTTACCCTGTGACAGTTAATCGCGCGATGCTCAAAAATGCTTTCAATTCTTGGGCTGGAATGAATGAACTTGTTTCTGGCATCATTCAGTCCGTTTACAGTGCGGCGGCTTACGACGAATTCAACATTACAAAATATATGATTGGTCAGCACATCCTCAAAGGAAAACTTACTTACTACACATTCACAGGTGGGCGTTATCTTGAAGCGGCTACACAGCTTAGAAAAGCTTCAAATGATATGTCATTTATGACAGACAAGCTCTCTATTGCAGGAGTTAAAACATTTACGGAGAATGACAGAAAAGTTATTCTTATCAACACCAATTATGACGCAAACATTGACACAAATGTTCTCGCCGGTGCATTCAATCTTCCTTATGCAGATTATCTGAACAGAAGAATTCTTATTGATTCACTAGGTACACTGGACGTCGAGAGACTCAACAAGATTTTTGCAAATGACCCTACATATAAAGAACCATCCGCTGATGATATGGCTTTTCTTGATAACATTGCGGGTGTTATCTTAGATGAAGATTTTGTTCAGATTTATGACAATGTTTTTGAAATGCGGGATATGCCGAATCCTGTTTCACTTGACCACAACTACTTCTTGCACATGTGGCAGACGTACGCCGTGTCACCTTTTGCAAATGTAGTTTGTTGTATTCCTGCTGAATCTGTGCCTGCACAGACAACTGATAACACAAAAATTACGCCATCAGCAGTTGCGATCACTGGTAAGCTTGGTAAAGATGGCACAGCGACTGGTATTCTCACTGCAACAGTTTCAACAGTCACTGGTGGTACAGAGACAGTCAAGTGGACTAAAACAGATGGGACAGCAACTGGCACTGTTGCTTCAAACGGCGTTTGGAAAGCAGAAACAACAGGTACATTGAAAGCAAAAGCAAGTATTGGTACTATTGAATCTGATGAGGTAACTATTACAGTTTCTTAAATAGGAGAGTGACTTAATGAGCTATATTGCGCCAGATACCGACATATATTTGCTTGCTAATGTTGAATGTGATAAAAGTTACGACAATGTCAAATATTTTGCATCTAAAAATTCACAGCATACTTATATGACTAGTAAAATCGTTAAGTCATTTACTAACCAGAGTTACGGACGTGTCAATAAAGGCACGTTCCGACTCTTCTGTAAAGCAGATGACGTTTATCAATGCAATTATTTAATGTTTCAGAATACAGCTTTTGGAAACAAGTGGTTTTATGCTTTTATTAATAGCATTGAGTATGTTTCTAATAACACATGTGAAGTAAGGTTTACCGTCGATTTATTCCAGACATGGTTTCTGGATTGTACAGTAGGACAATGCTTTGTAGAACGTGAACACGTTACTGATGATAGTATTGGGGCACACACTCTAAATGAGGATGTACCTACAGGCGAAATGATTACAGCAATCGAAGAACAGTTGACAGAGTTTTCAAAACAGTACACTTACGGTGTAGAAATCTGTATCAGTGATACGCAGTTAAGTGGCATCGCTAATCAGCCGACATGGTTTGACAAGCCTGTTTTGAGCGGTATTTTTCAGGGTTCTAAAATCGGTACAACAGATAACAGCGATGACTTATTAACGTTTCTGAACAATGTCATTTCAGCGGGCTATCAGTCAACCATTATACAGGTTTTCACAATACCTAAAATATTTGCACCATCTGGCACGGATTCCAGAGTACAGACAACAAGGGAACTGCCTGCTTTACCAACAAAATTTGGCAATTATACCCCTATAAATAACAGATTATATTCTTCACCTTTTGTAGACTATGTTGTTTACGCACCGACAGGTGACAAGATGATTTTACATCCAGAATTGTTTAGCGATTATGAACACAGAATATTAACTTTTTCTGGCAATCAAAGTGTAACACCTCAGATAATGTGTATTCCTACCAATTATAAAATTACAGGTGGAACAAATAAGACTGAGGGGTATACCCTTAATTACGGAATAAAAGGTTCTTTCATGTACGACGCATATCAAGCTGAAATAGCATCCTATGGAATAGGAGAACTTGGCGGGACTATTGCTCATTGGTTACCTAGAATTTTGGGGACAGGCAGTAGAACAGTTGGATCAGGTGTCGGGTTAGGTGCGGCTATAGAAACAGGAGCTGGAATGCCTTTATTGGCGGCAGGTCTTGCAGGCGTTAGTGCTGTAAGTAGTGCTGTTAGTACAGCGTCAGACTATTTCAAAGAAACGCACGACACATCGAAATTAAGTGGTGCTTCTGGTGGCTCTGTTCTTTGGTCACAGCAGATACTTGACACATTTGTACAGGTACGTCAAGTAAGAGAAGAGTATGCTAGAATAGCCGATAACTATTTTAGTATGTTTGGATATAAGGTATGCAGATTGAAAGTGCCAAACATTTCCACTAGACCCTCATGGAATTTTGTAAAGTGTTCTACTGTTGCTATAACAGGTGCAATTCCTGCTGATGCGGAAGAACTAATTATGAGTGTCCTCAAAAAAGGTGTAACATTCTGGAAAACAAGCTTCGGTAACTACACAGCTAATAATAAATAAGGTGGTGGTAAAAATGGGGAGAAGTAGAAGTAAACGAAGATTTTTCAAAAGGGTGTACTCTTCTGGTATTCAATATAATCATTGGTTGATTAAGTTTGCAAGCAATGCTGTAGCCTCTTATCGTGTAGAGGGATTGCCAAAAGAAATAGACTCACGATGGTTAGCGTTAAAGCTTTTTGAGCTTGGTTCTATTGCTTTCTTTTATGATTCGGATGCAGACGAATATGCCTGCATGCAGTACTCGTGTCTTGGTACATATGACTGTTATGGAAATCCGACAAAAATACGTGTTTGGAATCCTTGGACAGGATATCAGAGGGAGCTAAACAAGGGCGAATTTGTTATCATTTGGGATAACATGCTTAGAACAAATATGTACAATTCTTACATTGAATTGGCGTATAGATTGTGGAGAATTGACGGAACAATAGACACAAACTGTGTAGCGCAGAAAACACCTGTTATTGTACAATGTTCGGAAAATGAGCGATTGTCTTTTAAAAATCTTCTGGCAGGTGTTGACGCTGACAATCCATACTTAGCAGTTGGCGATAATTTGTCCTTAAAAGATATTAAAGCATTAAAGCTTGGCGCTCCACTGGTAGCACCTCAGTTGATGGAAGTACAGCAGACGCTTTACAACAGAGGAAACGCACTGCTTGGCATCACATCTGTTATTGTACAGAAAAAAGAAAGAATGGTGAAATCCGAAGTAGACACAGCTAATGCTGATGCTCTTGCTAACAGACGCTCAAGAACGATGGCCAGAGATTACGCAAGTGAACAGATTAAAGAAAGGTTTGGCCTTGATGTAACATGGGTTTTTGATGAGGGTGACGAGCCTGACAAGGAAACAGATGAGGGAAATCGAGAAGAATTTATTAGTGGTATGAAAGTAGCTAGTTTAGGCACTTCTGTTATAGAGAGGTGATAACATGAGTAGATACACAACAGAAGTAAGATATATCTGTGAATCACTTGCAGGCCTTAACAAATCGGTTGGCTATTCAAATGTTAATGAAGTCATTGAAAAGTCAAGAAACAGAATCTTTCCGCCTTTTGAATTATTTGACGAAAGTTATAGGTCTGTACTTGAGACAAAGATACTTAAACATTTTTATACCAGAGAAATTGGGTGCGAAACGTTTGGGTTGTGGCAGTTAAGACTTGACGCTAAACTATCAGTGATTATGCCGTATTACAACAAGCTTTATAAAGCGATTAACATTGATATCCCTGTTATTTATAACGTTGATATGAATGTCGAACATAATATAGGTAGAAATGCTGACACAAAAGTTAATGACAACACAGATATCACAGCGAATTCTAGCACAACAACAAACACAACAGCTAGTGCAAAGATTAGACACAGTGATACACCTCAAGGCAGTTTAGAGGACCTTGAAGCTAACGAATATATGAGTGATGCAACACTTAGTGATACAACACAAGCTGTAAACAGCAACACGAATAGCAGTAGCAACAGTAAGAGCAACAGTGACACAAATGCAAAGAGTACAGAAGAGTATGCAGAACATAGATGGGGAAAAGAGGGTACGATAACTTATATTAGCATGGTAAATGAATACATCGAAAAGATGAAAAACATTGACGATATGTTAATTTGTGAACTTGAAGATTTATTTATGCAAATCTGGGATATATGGGAGTGATTCAATATATGAGTTTTAAGCCTAGAAATTTTAGAGAATGGTGCAACCACACGATTCCTGTTTTACCGCAGGTGTACGGGGATGAATTAAGTTATTATGAGCTGTTGAATAAAGTCATTGAAAAAAGCAATGAGCTTGGCGACACAATTAATGAACTTATTGAATATGTTAATCACTATTTTGATAGTTTAGACATTCAAAAAATGATTGATAAAAAGCTTGATGAAATGGCACAAGATGGAACTTTAGCTGATTTGATTAACAACGTTATTTTTTCTAAGTTAAACAAAAGTGTAAATAAAAGGGCAGTAAAGTGTGTTACAGTGTTAGAAATGGTTAACGATATGGATATTTCTTTAAATGACATTGTAATTACTTCTGGCTATTATACTGTAAACGACAATGGTAACGCTACTTATCTTATATTAGATGTTAATTCAGGTTACAATATACCATTATTAAATGGCCTTTTTGCTTATTTTGTTGGTGATTCTGGTAGACCAGAGCAGTTTGGATGTAAAGGTAATGATAGTGATGATACTACAGGTTTAAAAAACCTGTTGAATACGTGTAAATGCGTTTCATTCACGCCAAACAAAAAATACGGTTTCAGCTCACCACTTACTGTTATGGGTGACACAATCATAAATGGTAACTTTTCGTGCTTACATTCGCTCATTATAGACGTTTCAAGCGACCCTAACGATGGGTTAATTAAAGTTTCTGGTGATAACTGTGTATTTAATAATGTCAAATTTGATGGTGGTATGAATAATGCAGGACAAAAAGTAAATAAACACACATATGATAGACCGTCATCAAATGGCAGACCAATTATTGACACAATTTCTGGAAATAAGTACAATAACATTTTAATAGAAAACTGTATTTTTGAAAACGCAACAGCTATGTCAATTCAGCTAAATGATTGCGACAATGTAACAGTGTCAAATTGCAAAATAAGAAACAGTAATAGAGACGCAATCTTTGTCATTGGTGACGCAATAAGTATTGTTGGTAACATTATTGAGGATTGTGAGGATAACTACATAGCAATCGACACTAATTTCATTAATCGTGATATTAGTGGGATTGTTATATCTCAAAACACATTAAAAAAGTCAATGACTAACACAGACCGTTATACTATTTCATCAAGCATTGGTATTTTTGTTGGTAATTCAGGGGGAAGAACAATTACAAAATGCAATATTAATAACAACATGATTGAAAGTAATTATATTGCTGTAAAAATCGATAATGTAAAAGAATGTAAATTAAATAGTAATGACATAAGATGTGGGGGCCTTGGTAAAACTACAAATACCGATTTGTACGGCCTTTATATTAAAAAAAGTCCTAATGCGTATGTTACAGATAATCATATTATTTGTGATAGTCACACGCTTTACATTGCAAATGAGTGTGACGGCATTGTAGTACAATTTTGTGAAATTGTTAATGAGGACGGGAGTTCACCTAATATGATAAAGTCATATTCAAACGACGTACTTATTAGATATTCTTATTTACAGGGCGTTTTTAATCAGACTGTTTTTGACACAACTAATTTAAGATTGTTTATGTGTGCGGCCTCTGGCAAAGAATTCACAAAGACAGCTAGTACAAATATTGTTAAAACTATTTTAAATTACGGCGATTTTATAAATTAATGTTTCACGTGAAACATAACAAAGGGAGCTTTTTTATTAGCTCCCTTATTTTTAATTTGCTAATGTCATGCACAAAAGTAGCGAATAAACGCACATTATAAAAAATAACGTTAATTCATTGAACAGTCTGGCACTTATGGCTGATATCATAACAAGTACAAAAAACAAATTGAGTATATTAGTCATTTATATCACCGAACTCTTTTTTAATAAAATGTTCTCCCATCCATTCATTGACAAGGTATAGGCTATAACTGCCATACCCCTCATAAGAGTTTTCACTATTAACAGGATGATATATTATAGTATAGTAAGGCCTATTGTCTATATTATTTACTTTAATTGCTAAAAAGTCTACCAGAATCTTGTTACTCTTATTGTTATTTTCAATATCCATGTTTATTTCTCCTAACTTTTATATAATTCTTGTATTACTGTTTACAACTATTTCACCTATTCCGACGTGAACACAATCGTCTTTAGCCATTAGCATAAGAATTTCTGCGTCATTTAATTTGTTGCTTGCAACACACAAGCCAAATAATTCGTCTTTGCTAATATCATTTGTATGTAAGACAACAACTATATTGCCAATCTGTTTTCTTACATAAATCATTACTTTTGTGCTTGAATTTAAAAACCTTAGTTAAATCATATAGTGTCATATTTTACCTCTTTCTTTTCTTCATTCTCTGGCGTGCTTCACTAACGTATGCCTTATGGTTTGAATCATTGTACTCAGCGACAGACACTTTCATTATTTCACGCCTGTATTGAAAGTATTCTTCACAAGCTGAATGACAATTTAAACATCTTTTGTCACAATCTTTACAGGGTGCTTTCATATTATCACATCCTTAAATATAACATTATGAGCACAATAGTCCACCATATCACTATTACACCAGATATGCCAATAATCAATATCATATCTGGTCTTAAAGTAAGTAAATATAACAGAAAGACAAGAAACAGTAATATTAAAACTAAAACGCTAATAAACACAAATTTTTTAAGCAATTTTTTTCACCTACCATTTATACGAATAATTAACACCCTGTGAACTTTTTCTATTTTTAAAATAAGGAACTTTTTTAGCTTTTCGTATATTCCTGCAAGCTGTGTACCAATCGAGTGTGAATTTTTTTGTTTCGTAGTCACTCATACCAAAAACTATTTGTCGCATTATCTCACCCCACTTGAACCAAAACCATTTCTGTCACTATCTGTTAAATCTTCCACTTCAACCAGTTCAATTTCTGGCTGATTTCTTACAACCCTAAACTGTGCAATCCTATCGCCTCTTGTTATTACTGTATCTTCAACAGCATATGCAGGAAAGCACCATTCGTCATTTCTACCAGAATATGAATTGTCAATAATTCCCATGCTATTAGCCATTAATATATGATGTTTTCTAAAAGTGGACGATCTTGGCAATATGTGTGCTTCATATCCTCTTGGTAGTTTCATAGCTACACCCAACGGTATATTAACGTATTCACCTTTTCTAATATGCATTGTTTTACCTGCTTTTAAATCAATCCAATCACCCAACGCATATTTTTCTGGAAGAACTGAATTAAAATATCCATGATTCTTTGCCAACACTTTAATTTTTTTCATACAATTCACTCCTTAATACATTAATATATTTTTCTACAAACGCTTTATAAAATAAATCTGCTTCATAATACGCGTATGAATTCATCAATATTTTTAAAGCATTTTCCAACTTGTTCATCCTTATTGCGCGCTTAATTGCAAGTAACGCCTGCTTTGCATCATATACTCTAATGTATTCGTTGTAATCTTCATCTAGCATAGTGTAAATATCTTTTCTTATTTGGCTATCTGATTTACCGCATTTGGTACGTTGATTCAACAAGTAAAACACCCCCGTCTATTCTTTTTGGAATTAATTTACATGGTACATTTAAACCTATTTTAAAATCGTCAAATGTTCTAACGATAGGTTCATGTGTAACTTGATTGAAAAGAAATCTGTTAACTGCTGTATTTTCTTTGTAATCAGCATACACAGCTTTTCCAGACATCGACAATTCAAACAAGTCTTTGCATCTCTGAGGCATTCCTGCACACTTAATGTTGTTGTACGGTTCTTCAATCTTCTGCAAATCTTCATGCGTTACATGTTCGATGTATGTTTTCTGCCTTGCAAAAATAGCTCTATCCCAGCAGGATTCTAGTTTCCATGCACAAAAATCAGTTTCATGGACTTTAATGCCTGTAATCTGTTCTGGTGGTAAGTCACAGTGAATGCTATCTGTATCAGCATAAATAAAACCGTGTTCTTCAACTCCATAATAGTTTGCTTGTGCGGCTCTTATTGTAAAGTTTCTGGCATAGCTAGTAATAGCAGAACCCACTGGAATATAACCAGCCTCTTTGTCTTTCGCGGTAATATTGATAAACCCTATTGAGTTATCATCTTTAACATATGCTAATTTGAATGAAGAATCTGTCGATGAAGCCATTTTACCATACAAATTATTTAAAAATAATTTTGCAAGCGTGCGTCTAGCACCTTTGCTAGTCATTTTTATTTTTGCATATTTATCAATATATTCGTCAAATATCCCTATTTCTGAATAAAAGTAACACCCATCCAGAATCTCAAAGTCAACAAGTTCATAATGTTCAAGTATAAGAAAATAATCTGTCATGGTAAGTGTAAGTTCTACTCTTGTATCACATTCTTTACCATCAATATCAATGTATTTGTCGTAATACTTACCTGTAGCTTTGTCAAACACATCAGATGTTTGTAACGACTCTGTGCCTTTATATAGCATGTTCCCCTTTATCTGGATAAAAGGCAATTTTCCACTTCTCAAGTAAAATTTTGTTTTTATCCTAATAAAGAAATACATGTTGTTTTGTAAGGCTCTGTCTGGAATAAAGTTACCAGACCAGAACATCGGCTTTCCAACAGGGTATCTATTGCCCGACATAGAGTGCATCATAGACGGATACAGAGAATTTACATCCGCAGTAGTTCCGTTAGTATATATCTGATTTTCTTTACCTTTTACTAGATAACACCAACCCCCTCTATATGACTTTCTTATGTAGGCGTCAACGTTTGACTTACCGTATGTATCAGAATCTAGTTCTATTTGTGTAACGTCTGGAAATCTTCTTTTCCATTCATCTTTTCCAACTATTTGCTTATATTCAGCAAGACAACAACTGCCTATTGTTAGTCTATTATGCCCTTCTCGAAAAACAATCTCTAATGCTTCTTTAACAACAAGAACATCGTTAGCTATGTACTTTTTTTCCTTTGGTTTAATCTTACAACCTGCATAACGAAAACCAGTATATTCCATGTCAAGTTTCTGATGTTTTGTTTTAAAGGCTTTTCCTATCTCTTCAACAGAGAATGGCAGAAGCTTCAATGAATCCCTAAATTCTATAACCTTATTGTTTACTTTGACTTTGATGGTGTACCATTGTCCCATTTCTGATATCGTGTACTTGAATGTATTATTGTACATATCTTTATCGTGATACCATTCACAAGAATTAACACCATCCCCTGTATATGCTTGTTTTAGGCGTAATTTATTCAGAAAAAACGATATCCAAAAATTACCGTCAAATTTTAGATTGTGAAAATAAACTATCAGATTAGATTTTAAACTGCTTAAATATTCCCATGTTTCGTCGATTGACTGTAATATAGAAACATCTTCTGTAAACATTTCTACAATGGCAGATGCCCAAACCTCTGTATTTTTCTGACCCTCATAGACTGTCGTTTCAAAGTCCCCGACCAGATACTTTACTTTTTTAGGCCTTGCCATACTATCACCACCCGTTTTCTGATTCGTTCATCATTTCAGCATGCACTTTTTCTTCAAATGATAATGGTGCTCCGTTGATTATTGATAACAGTTCATCCGTTGCTTGGTTTATGACTGCAACTGATGAACCCCACAACACGGCTGAAACTATAACGTCTATATCATTCATAGTTCTGGACGCTTCAACTAGCCTTCTTCCGACCTCTGACGTACCGATGTCATTAATCATATTCAGCAGGAAAGACTGCATACTTCTTGAATATGAAATTGCTTCTTTTCTCCTGCTTCTGTTCAAATCAACAGATTTGTCTAATGAAGATGTGAAATCTGTAGCCGCTTTTTGATATTCTGCTTCTTTTCTTTTGCGCTCCCGCTCAATTTCTTCAGCTGTAGCACCATTATATCCGTAAAATAAGTCCTCCTCTTCTGGTGTGAATGAACCATACTTTGCAAGAAATTCATCATTAAAGTTACTAAATGCTATATCTTCTTCATGAGGAATATATGCTTCTGCTTTAATAGCTTCAATGTCAATCTTTTTTAACTTATTAACATAAGCTCTTAAAGCTTTTCCTTTAAAACCTTTTGCTTTAATCTGTTTGAGCGTTGGTATATTTGTTGGAACATATTGAACGCCTTGCTTTTTAAGCTTGCGCTCAAGACGTTTTATTCTGTTTCGCTCTCGCTCATAAGCGGTTAATTTTTTAGCCATTTTGAACACCTGCCTTATGTTTCACGTGAAACATTAAATAAGTAAGAATGACGCCCACTGTATATCGTGAGCGCCTATGCTTATTTAATTTGCTTTTGTTACTTAAAAATGCAATTTCATTCTACTTTTAAGCTGTCAATGTCAAGTACGCAATCCACGTAGTCACGACCTGCTTTTGACTGGCCAGTGATTTTCTTGACAGGGAATGGGAAACAACCCTGCATAGCAGTTTCAATGTCTTTAATGCTTCGCTTAAAGGTTACTGACTGAGTACTGAATACAGCATGGTCTGTCGTGATGATTGACATAAGTTCGGTTGTTGTACCATCCTCTTTTTCGTCAATAAATTCAAGGTAACCTGCAACATCGATAACATCGCCATCATTAAGTGATTTCACAGTTCTAATTGTAGGTGCAACTGTTAAAAGATATCTTTCTACAGGTGTAAATTCTCTTGTCTGTCCCATTACTTTAATCATATTCTAATTTTCCTTTCTTTTTTGTGTGTTGTATCGTGTAAACATAAAACAAATCTATTAACTGGTTACATTATTCTTCCGACTGAGCTTTTGCTCGCGATGGGAGAATTTCGGCTAATTCCAAAAACTTTTCTTCTGTCATGCCATACAGCTCTTCATGTACTGTTACTTCAGTTACTTTCATAGGACGTACCTCTGTATGCTCTTTTGTGATTGCTTTCAGCGCATCATCTGCTGAAAGTTCTCCTGACAGCTTGTATTCAAGTGTCTGAATCTCGTCTTTCTCAATGTTGTAAACTGTCGCTTTCGCTTTTGTACTCGTAATGGTACGAGTAACCATTCTCTTTCTTGCCATTGTTTAGGCCTCCTTGTTTGTTTGCTTTTTATTCGTTTAACGTCCGTCGACGAATTGACAGGACGGGAGTCGAACCCGTCGGAAGTGTTTCCGCAACCTGTCTGTCAACCTTTCTATGTGTAAGAAAGGAGGAGAGATGTAAAGAGCTTGTCGGTTTCTCTTTACATTATTTATTATATCACTGTTGTACTGAAATGTCAACAGCTTTTAGAAAAAATTTTATTCATTTTGCACGATGGTTAGATATAACTAACCTCGCACATATTCGTCCAGCAAACGAATGTTCTAGTCTATTCTATATTCAAATAGAACATTCCTCCCTGTCGATGCTTCAACAAATCTCCAATCTTTTGATAAAGCTATAATATAAGGGAGTTCACCAATCCTTTTCATAGGGTCGGCCAGATACAAATTAAATTCGTCACACCCTACTATTTCTAGTGGGTGCTGAAATGGCATCTCTAAATCACCCAACATAGCTTTTGATACATACATCATTCTTCATCCTCTCGAAATAGCAACTGAGCTATTATCTCAGCTACTAATAATATTATTATTGCAAGGCCTGCTATTGACAGGCCTGCAAAAATCATACCTCTCTCCATGTGTGCTCTGACACATGGCTAAACTTGTTTCTGAATTTTGCTATGTGTTTTGCGGATGTTGCTGTATATCCGTAAACTAGTCTAAGAATATCATACATGTTGCCCTTGTTGTCTATAAAAGCAACGCATGTATTATAGCTTACCAGAAAGACATACCCACCTGTTTTATACCAGAAAGCTTGACATCTGTTTAAACGTTCTGATTCATCTACTTCTATTGATTGACTGAACCAAACTGGCTTTGCTAGTTTCCACGCTTTCTCTACCAACATATTTTCCTGTTTCTGAATCTCTTTTCTTGTCATAATTTATTCCTCCCTTTTTTCTTATAACGGCCCTTATAGACCGAGTGCAACCCGCATGATTCGAACATGCGATACACCTTGTGACTAATTAAATAAATAACATCTACCATAATATTTGCCTTGATGTCTTACTTCAATATAATCCCCTTTATCGTTTTTTCTAATTTTTAACCATTTACTTTTATCATAAAAAACACAACAAGCGACATCTCCCATTACTGTCTGTCTAATACAACACACTTCAATTGCATATCCTTTAGTGGTATACAGAAAATCACTCATTTTATCCCCCTCCCACACTTTCTTATGCATACGTTTGAACACATTTAATTGACCATTCTGGATGATGCATTAATATTGCTTCAATCTGCATTTGTGTTAAATAACAACACTCATACATTGTGTAACCCAACTCGTCCACTATAACTTTCTTGTACATCTTATTACCTCTCTTTCTGATTATATTATATCACATGACGCGAAAAATACAAGACGTAATTTTGTACAAAAAATAGTATGATTAAGAGAGAATAATATTTAGGAGGAAACGTGT